ACGTTGGATCTACAGAGTAAAACAGTTCATGAAAGATGAACCCTATCCCGAGTACAAACACCCTCGGCCTATCAATTCTCGCTCAGACACGTTCAAATGCGAGATTGGTCGTTTCTTCAAGGTGATCGAGAAAGAACTATACAAACATCCGTTCTTCATAAAGAACGTCCCTGTCGCAGACAGGCCGGCATTCATATCTGCCAAATTCCGACCTGGCAAGGTCATGGAATCAGATTGGAAGGCGTGTGAAGCTATGTTTACGCGTGACCTCATGTATGATTGCGAGTTCATTTTGTATTGTTTTTTGACCCGAGATCTACCCGAATTCAAATACTTTGCGTTCTTATTGGACGCCGTCATCGCTGGCGACAATGAAATAGTATCGAAATATTTCATATCATGGTGCGAAGCCAAGCGAATGTCTGGTGAGATGAATACGTCCGCCGGAAACGGTGTCTCAAACTGGTTTGTAAATGAATTCATGATGACTGAAGTGAAGAAAATGACTGATTTCGAAGGGACAGGAGAAGGGGATGATGGTTTGTTTCAAGCAAACGGGGAGTATCCGACAGCCGCGGATTATAAGGCCTTGGGGGTCAATGTGGAACTCATCGTCCACGATGACCTTGCCTCAGCTTCATTTTGCGGGATCATATTTGACCCCATTGACAACATCAATGTCACTGACCCTAGAGAGGTCCTCGCTCAATTTGGGTGGACCTCTCGTCAGTATGCGCAGGCGAAATCTTCAAAGCTGCGCGGGCTCCTCAGGTGTAAGGCCCTTTCTTACGCTCACCAATATCCTGGTTGCCCAATCATTGATAGCCTTGCTCAATACGGACTACGGGTCACTCGTGATTCAGGTCAATGCGCAAAAGATCTTGTTCACAAGCAGAAGAACATGAATCTGTGGTACAAAGAGCAGATGCTTGCTGCATTCAAAGATGAGAAGAAAATTGCGTCCCGAAAACCCGGGCTGGCGACGCGTTTTCTTGTTGAAAAGAAG